AACGCACACCTTGCTCACGTCAAAGCGCCGACGCAACTCACCGCTATACATCACCTGGCTGGCCTGCATCGGAGCACCAGTGGCCGGGTCCATGACCTCGACCTCCATGGCCTCCTCAACCATGCTCATCAGCTCGACCGCCGGGTCAGCCACCAGCATGTTGAAGCTGGCCTCGTCCAGGCCGCTAAACTCCTCAGACTGATAGCGGTAGTCCTCTTTCCAATACCGCTTGACCACCCCAGTCTTAGCCACCAGGGCATCGTGGATCACGTCTGTCAGCACCTTATGACCGGCGTTCTGCCGGTAGAAAATGTAGTTCGCCAGTGCCGTAGCCATCTTGGCCGGCACTACGTCTTCTGCGGTTTGCGGGTCGAAGCGGCAGATATTCTTATCCGCGCTAAAGGTCTCAAGCATCAGGGCCTTCACAGCCTCAACGGCGTCAAACACGTCCCTTGAGACGTGGTGCGAGCGCCCTTTCAGCTCATTGCCTATCGGCTCGCCATAGTAGTAGCGGTGCGCCTTGTCGCGCTGCTCGCCCACTTCACTGTTGGCATAAGTGTCGGCTGCGTCGATATTCCGCTCTAAGGTATTGAGGAGCGCGTCCTCGTCGATCTGCTCAATAATCGTATTCATGGGACGTGTATCCTCCGCGACCGTGTAGCTCCATCTCGGCCTGGTTCTGGCCGAAGCGCGTGACGCTGATGGCCGCGTAGCGCGTGGCATCCATCAAGTCGTCGAACTCCTTGTGTATCTTCCCCTTCTTCCGGTGGTAGCGCCGGAACTCCTCAAACCACGGCTTGAGGTTTTCAAACACCTTGAAGCGGCCAGTGCGCATACGCTCCAGCAGCTCCATGAGCCCCGGCTCGACGTAGTTGGTGCCGTCGGGGTTGGTGAACTTGCCGATCATCAGCACCCCAGCCTCCAGATACATTTCGGCCAGGGTCCTGCCGGACCCTTTCTCGGTGCTGTCCCCGTCATGGGGATATATCACTGGGATATTCTTTCCTCGCGCTTTGATAGCGCTGGCATGGACCGCAGGCACCTCGCCGTCCACCTTGTAGCAGTCGTAGACGTAGATGGTGTCGTTATCAGGGTTGTAGGCCGTCCACACCACGGTGGTCGGGTGGGTGATCCCGAAGTCGATCCCAGCCAGGCGCTTGTAGTGCGGAGGTACTTCAAAGGCCTCGCAGCTAATCGCCTCCTCGGCGATAGGGAACACCATTCCCTCCCCTAGAACCGGGATACCCCGGGAGCGCATGTCGCGCTGGTACTCGGGGATAGCTGCCAGCAACTGTTCCTTTGTCTCCCTGTCGAGATGAGGGGCATCCTCCCAGGTGACATTCGCCAGGTGCTGCCCGGGGGCCCGGTTGTCCATGAACTGGGCGACCAGTTCGGTGACACCGTTTTCCGGGGTGAATGTGAGGACCGTGTAGCCGCCCTTCCCATCATTACCAGTGGCCGTCCGCGTTAGGCACTGGGGGTAGATAGTGGGGTCGGTCGGTTCCTCGTCGATCCAGATGAAGTCCTGGCTACTCCCCATGAGCACATGCTGCCCCTGGGTATAGCTCTTGAAGCTGACGTTGCTGAACTTGCCGGCGGTGTGGCGGATCGCCACGTCCCGTGGCAGGCGCGGCGTCCCCATGGCCGGGGTAACCTGCTTGACCAGGCGCTGGGGGATCAGGCCGGTGCCGTCGAACTTCCCGTCCCCTTCATAGGTTCCGAGCAGCTCCTTCACCACCACATCCCGCAACTGCTCACCGGAGACACCGAGGCACCAAGCCTGCACCGGCCGGTGGAACCTGATCCCCTCCCACCAGTCCGGGTATAGGCCTGTGAGGTGGCAGGCCACCTCCACCGCCATGGAAGCCGTTTTGCCTACACGGTTTGCGGCCATGAGCATGCGCTGCTTGTTCTCAGGCCCAGCGTGATAGAAGTCACGCTGCCAAGGGTAGGGATCGAAATAGCTCAGCCGGTTTTCGGCTTTGTGGCGCTTAACCAGTTCGATGGCAGCCGCCAACTCCATGGCTTTCTTTTCCTGGGCAGCGGTTACCCCAGACTTAGGAGTCCCTTTTTTGCGAAGTGGTTTTTTGGGAGCGGCTGCCTCAGCCATGGGCGACCCCCAAGTATGTATCTCGATATATGGCCCCGTAGCCCCCCTCCCCGGAGTCCCGATTTTGCGAAACGGCCTCGATCACCCGCGGCCCCCCACCCCCGTCAACCCCTGCTTGATGAGAATGATTGTCATTCGCGTTTAGGGTGGGGGTCGGGCTGCCCGAGCGGGCAAGCCGATCCGGCATCGGGGCGATGTGGATGTAAATCAATGGCTTAGCCACGGTTGGTACACCAGTGGTACATCAGAGGCTCGACGGGTCGATGCCGGCACGCTTAAGAGCGTCGAGAGCCGCGGCTACATCGTGCTCGACCATCACCTCACCGCTATGCTCCACGGTCACGTCAGCCTTCTCACGCCACTGGCCGCGGGCTTTGAGGTAGAAGATGGCCGCGGCCATGTTCGGCTTCTCGGTGTCAGTGGCTGCGCGGAAGAGCGTATTAGCCACGGTCTCGACGCCGCGGGCCTTGCCCCGCTTTAGGGCGTCCGCAAACGCCGCAGAACTGTTCTTGCGCCGGTAGATGGTGTCTTGGCTGATGCCTAGGCTCAGAGCGATCTGCTCCTCGCTAAGCCCTTCAGCCGCGAGCTGTTCTACTCGGGCCAGGTCGATTTCGATTCGCGGTCTTCCGCCAGCCATGTCGTACCTCACAGGCTCAAACTGTAGCGCCGATTGTACTTGACAACCGCCAGTTGTGCAGCACTCCGGCTCAACTTGATTATTGTATGAAACCTTGTGGGGGTTTTACCGCACGCACAACCTAGGTTGTGCATCCTCCAGGGCATGCACAACCAGAACAGGTGAACAGGGTCACAATTCACCAGGGCACACAATAAGCACATATAACCCTTATATATCTCTCTCTGATAAGAGAGAGGATTATATTGTTCTTACTGTTCCCGTGCGCCTTGATCCTATGAATATCAATAACTTAACCCGCACAACCGCAACGCTCATACCCTGTTCGGCGCACAGGCTAAGTTGTGCATGCCAACTGTTCAAAAATTGACCAGTTCACCTTACCTTGACCGCGCACAATATATCTTGTGCGCCTTTCCTTACCCTGTGCATCACCCTGTGCATCCCCGACCGACAAACGGTCAATCTGTAGTTGATCAGTCAACCTGCGGTTGATAATATTTGTACATGCCAGGGACGTCCTGGCTTACAGTGGAGAGAGACAAAACATGAACCTCAAGTTTAAGCGCCCTGAAGAAATGAACCGAGAAGAATTCCATATCATTGCCAGTCTTTTGCAGGAGGCAGCGGACCGGGGCTATGCGATCTCGGTCTGGGATTCTGCTTATGACGAATACGCTGACAAGGTTGTCAACCGAAGCAAGGATTACGCGAAGGTTTTTGAGGCGATGCACTCTGGGGAAAGCGCTACCGTTGAGTTTTTTGATGGGCGAACCGGCTTTCGCCTTGGTGCGGCGGTCATCTTCTGGGGGGAGCGTGACACCATTATCTCTGACTATACCGACTTTCCCGAGATCAGCTCTTTGGTCGAAGCAGCGGAGGCGGCGTAAGCCGCCCTAGGAGAGAGACAAATGACTGCACGACAACTGCGCGAACAACAAATGGAACAACGCTCCGCCGACCGACGCGCCCGCGAGACCTATACCCAGTTTTTAGAACTGCTTCGCAGGGACAGGGCAAACCGTTTTGCCTCTTACATCAAGGAGCGTACCCGCGTTGGAACTCACCGCGATCTCCGAAACTTCCTCCTCAACATGGACCCCGAGGTGCTGCTCACGATTGTCGAACGTCAATGCCAACTTTCCTGGGAGGATCGACGAGTTAACAAAGGCGCCCCAAAGAAAGCCCAGTCAAAGTATTTTTTCGCGGCGCTCGACCATGCCCGGCGCTGCACAGGCAAATAAGGAGGCAGCATGACTTACCGCAAACCGCAACGGCCCACGCGCTACCAGGCGCGTGCGGCACGCCG